TTAGGAGATGTATTCGTTAGGGGGTACTATCACGAGGTTCGCAATTATGGGATGGGAGGTTACGGTAAGATTCCATTCTCCCACCACTTCTTTAATGAGGATGACGTGGAGATTTGCTATTACTGTGATGACCTTGTGCCACTTTGCGGAATGGTTGTTCTCCCTACTCTAAGAGAGTGGTCACCAGAATTTAAGTGTCACCCTAGCTATTCCCCACTAAGAAGTATAAAATAATGACAACCGGCGAACTATTATTGGTAGCGTGTGTAAAACGCGGAGACCAAAAAATCTTATCAGTTATCCAGAAGAAATGGCTCGATGGTTCTGAGGTTGTACAACACCATTTCATAATGGAGTACTTCCGAGAGCATGGAGAGTTGATTGGTGCTGCAGCTTTTTGCGAAAAATTTGGACTTGACATTAAGGGTGTCGATGCCAGACCTACTTATTACTTGAATGAAGTAAAGGAGAGGTTTATCTTTGCCACCCTATCTGAGAAAATCCCCAAACTTATCCGTAGTATAAAAGCTGCGCCAAGGGAAACACTTTTGGAACTGCAAGGAGTTATTTCCTCACTCGCAGTAGATGCAATCGAAAGTAAGGATATTCTTTACTCCGAAGATTCTGATTTGCGTAAACGTGATTACGAAGAGAGAATGAAATCGTTGGGGGTAACCTATCTTAGTATGGGTGCTGATGATATGGATTCAGTTTTCTATGGATACCGAAAACAAGACTTAATCACTATTGGTGGTAGAGCTGGTCAAGGTAAGTCGTGGCTACTGGTATTCCTTACTTTTCTGTTGGAGCAAGTCTTGAAACGCAGAGCTGAACTGGGGGATGATTTTGGGGACATACTATTTATAACGAATGAAATGGGGGAAGAAGAAATCAAGGAGCGTATTGACTGCTTGAAATTCGGGCTTCCCTATGAAGCGTTTATGAAAGGGACACTTACCTCTCGACAACAACGGAGGTACTACAAGGGACTTGATGCCATGAAAACTGAGAAGTCAAAAATACGTATCGTGTATAGCTGTCAAACTATTGATGAACTATCTACACTGATTGGGTTGTATAGACCCGCTGCCGTTTTTATTGACGGCTCGTATTTGATGGAAGGTAAAATGGCTGAGAGTTGGGAAAAAATTGTGTTTATAACGCGTAACCTAAAACGGTTGGCGAAAGGATTCAAAGTTCCTATTATAAATACAACTCAAATGAAAAGGGGAACTGGTAAAGGTTCAAGTAAGGGAACGCTTGATGGTCAAGATGACTTCGCTTACTCTGGATCGTATGCACAAGATTCGGATATTGCTTTTCGAATGTTCCAGGACCCAGATATGAAATTTCACGATTTGGTTGGTGTGGAGGTAGTAAAGGGTAGACGTGTTGTTGCGGGTACTACAATTATTTTCCAGAACGACCTTACTAATATGAACCATTCACTAACACTACCGGCAGATGGGACACTCGGAGAACCAGAGAGAACAGTCGACATTTAATTTCGTCCCCATTGTAGGGATGGGCACTGTTCGAAAATTTGATGGTACTGTGATGGACACAATGGTGTTCGGATACTTTAAGATGTACAACTGGTGGTTTATTGTAAACCAAGATGTAGATATACCAGAGGGGTTTCGCGTAAGTGAGGCGTCCACTGGATGTCAGTTGAACCAATCTTGCTACGATGAGATTGAGTATTGCTTGGAGTGCTCACTAAAGTTTATCAATGAGAAGAAACTATTTTTAGCCACAATCATTGGGAACACTCTAGTTGAACACCAAGAGAATTTACTTCGGAGAAATCTCGCTCCATTTTCAGAAACACTTTCAATCATATAATTATGTGGAAAAAACTCAAACTATTTGCAGACTTCATTTTTACTTGGGGGCTGCTTGTTTTATTTGTTGGCGGTCTCGGTTGGTGGTTGTTCCGACCGTATGGAGGAGTTGCTGAAATACTGTTTCTCGCTCGTTCTGCCGTGCTTTTACTTGCTGTCAGTGCATTTGCACAAATGCGGTTGTATAACGCTATAGTCGCAAATACACGGTTCACAATTAAGCTCCGTGAAGCATTGCTTAAAATGCAACAAAGCCTACCGACACTGGAAAGAATTTTGCGGACAACCACTAATGCATTAGGATCTACCAGTACGTCACTTGACAGACTTGAAAAATCGGTAGAAAAATCCTCCAAAGATGTTGTAAACTCTGCGGAGAATGTAAGTAAGAAAATAAACGAACTAATCAATAAAGCATAATGGAACAGTATTTAAAACTTGCCAGAAAGATTTTGACTGAGGGTGTTGTAAAAGAAAGTGGACGTGCCAACATGCCACCTACACAAGGTATCTCATTTGGGCACATTGAAATGGATTTGCGAAAAGGCTTTCCATTGCTTACCACGAAAAAAATGTTCTGGAAAGGAATTATCCACGAACTACTTTGGTTTTTACGTGGCGACACCAATATAAAATATTTGGTGGACAACAAGGTGAACGTTTGGAATAAGGACGCGTATGGTTGGTACAAAACTTTTGCCGAGGACAATGGAGGTCTGGAACAAAATGGTATTCTAAAGGATAACGGAGATGGTACGCTCAGTATGTACAACCGTGAAGAATTTGTGGAAGCTGTCCGCAACACTCCCGCAGATAAGTTACCTACTTATGTAATCGGGGTTGACTTGAGGGAAAAACACCACGGAGCTACTCATTATAAACTCGGTGACTTGGGTAAAGTCTACGGACACCAGTGGAGAAATCAAAACGGAGTTGACCAAATTGCGGGTGTAGTAAAAAGTCTGCAAGAAAATCCGTATTCTCGCTATCATATTATTGATGGTTGGAACAAAGCTGATTTTTCCGAAATGGCTCTCCCTCCTTGCCATTTATTGTACCAGTTTACCGTAGCTCCATTGACTACTGAAGAACGGTTATCCTACATGAGAAGTATGACAGATGAAGAACTTGTTTTCCCTACTGAGACGCTTCTCCAAAATGTTAGTGAGGGTATCACGAAGATACTGGACACGAATGATGTTCCCAAATTTTATTTGGACTTGAACATGTATCAACGTAGCTGTGACACACTTTTGGGTGTGCCATTCAACATAGCCTCCATGTCTGCTATGATACAAATTTTCGCGGAGGTAAGTAATATGATACCACGTAAGGCAAACTGGATCGGTGGAGATACTCATATTTATGTACCACATATTCCTATAGTAAGACAACAGCTTGCGAGGTCTCCGGGTGACTTACCTACTCTTGTGATAAGCAGAGAGCTCTACACGCTACAAGATATTTTGCAGTTGTCTATTGATGACTTTGAATTGAAAGGGTATGTGTCGCAGGATAAACTGGACGGTAAGTTGTATACTGGTTTGAAAGAGGACTGGGGAGATGACGAGTAACGAGGAGAAACCAATACTTCAAGCGTGTGAGCCATTCCTCGAAAATTTGTGGCGGTGGAAAGTTGGTATTCCAGAAATTCCAGTCAATATAGAAACCATTGGTGCAAAAATCAATGAATATCGGCAGGAAGAGCTTCTGAAAATTAAAGAGGCTGCGTGGAATAAACAATATGACTCGCTACGAGAAACAGAATGGTCACCCACGTTTGAAGAACTTATGAGGCACCGACTGATAATGGGTTCGTTCCGTTACGGTTTAATCGGTTCAGAGGGAAAACCAAAGTACGACAGAACTTCATCTTGCATGAAGAGGTTACAACGGTATCAAGAAACCGGCAATAAGGAGTACCTTGTTGATGTTGCCAATTTATGCTTAATGGAATTTGTCGAGGGAGATGGTCACTTCGAAAGTATAGACGATGATAATGTACACTGTGAGATAAAATAGTTATGCCAGTAAAAAAGGGAAAAGGGCTGCTTTACGTTTTAGACAAACATTCTCCACAACAAATGTCCAATGGGCAGATACGTATGGAATGCCCCTTTCGGGAAAACCATACAGATGGTAGTGGAGAGATGTCGTTTTTCCTAACCCCAGATATAAATGCGTACCATTGTTTTTCATGCAGAGCGCATGGCAGTATTATCAGACTTATCACCACACAATTTGGAGTAAACTATTTCGAGGCGGTAGAGATGGTACGACTGGGAGACTATACCCCAGAGAAACACGAGTTCGAGTTAGACATTATGTGGGACATTAAACCCCCGCAGTCTTTCTTGGATAGAGGTTTCTCTGAGGAGACTCTCAAACATTTTCGGTTAGGAGTTGCACAAATTGAAAAACCCGATGGGAGAGGAAAAACTGAATGGACAATTATACCGTTCTTTTTTGATGGCGAACTGAAAGGGTATCAAAAACGGATTGATGGTAAAGACAGAATTGTGGTAAACTACAAAGGGTTTGACAAGTTCCACTACTTATACAATCTGGACACCTCTTACGATTATGTTATAGTTACGGAGGGATATTCTGACGTAATGAGACTTTACCAACATGGGTATAACTCTACAGCTGTACTCGGTGCTGATGCAAGTGACTGGCAAGCTAAGGAGATAAGTAAATTCGAAAATGTGTATCTGGCATTTGATAATGACGATGCAGGTAGACGTGCTACTGAGATACTCTACCACCAGATTAAAAATTCCCCTTGCAAAATAAAAATAATTCCCTACACAACTAAAGACCCGGGAAGTTGCACATCTAAAAAAGAATGGTCGCGTGCGTTTAATTCTGCTACAAGTTACATGGAGTATTCTATGGAGATGAGTATGGGATTCGATGACTACCTTGATATGAAAGAGCAAGTACTTAAAGATTTAGAAAAACGGAAACACTTATGAAAATGGTTCAACGATATTCAGCGGAACATTTAGAAGTTTGTACTATGGAGTACCCCGCTTCTGAAGGAGTATACGAAGCTGAAATAAAAGAGGTGTTCGACTCTTTTGCAAAAGAATACCCAAACAGAGCTCTTATAACTGCCCTTATTTTAGAGGGAGATACCTATCCCCATAGTGAGCTTACACGATTGAGGAGAATAGTCGAAACTCCTATTAGACAGCTGTGGACGTATGGGCCAACTTACAACAAGGATGAACTTATCAGAGCTGCAAAACTAACATTCCCCGCGTACGATGAAGATTCTGACCCAATAATTGAAGAAGAACCTCCTAAGAAGTTTTGGATGGGGATTGACCCCGCCAGTGGCCCAGACTTTTCTGCTCTTCGGTTAGACTACCCAACAGACGCTCTTGATGCTATGACAGATTCCTTCCGTAAGATGGGAGATGCGATGAAAATTCCTCCAGTAATGGGAGGTCTGAGGGAGTCCCTAAGAGAGTGGGAAGGAGGAGGTCTTATGAGTGGACGTATGGTAAGCCGAAGTCGCGATATACCTTTATGTGAAGATATTGACGTATCTTTTATGGTCAGTCATAGGGCTGAGGGTATTCCTATCGAAGAGGTAAAAAGGAGGCTGTGCCATGCGATTGCTGATGAACTATTTAAGAGGGGAAATCTACGAGTTGAGGCTACTAAAGAGATGGACTCTCCCCACACTCCATACGGAAGTACACAGTACACCGCTAGGGTGCAGATACTCATTAAGTGATTTGGAACTTATAAAAAATTGTTGTATATTCAACATGTTATCAAAGTAAATTAAACCGGCAATACAATGCCATTAAAACAAAAAAGGTTATGCCTAGAAAAGAAGACGACGAGGATGTAAGACCGTCAAGAAGAAGTGGTGCAAAAAGTTCTAAAGAACAAGGTTGGGGTGCTGTTGTAAAACGACAAACCGAGATTGCAGAGGCTAAGGACGAAGCAGAAAATGCTGTCCGTGATTTTTGGTTGGCAGCAGATGAGTCTGCTATTGTGCAGTTCATGCAAGATGAACCATACTGCTATGATGCACACACTGTAAAAGACAAACGTGGGAAATGGACAACCGTTCCATGCCAACTGGCTACGAAGAAACATTGTGTATTGTGTACCGAGGGCTCAAAACAAACTTGGAAAGCAGCATTCATTGTTCTTGATTACCGTGGAACATGGGACAGTGAAAAGAAAAAGTTCAAACACGACAAACCAGTTATTAAAATCTGGAAAGTTGGGGCTACTATTGCTAACCAGTTGAAACAGCAAATGGACAAACGTAAAAAGGACTTGTCCGAACTTATGTTTGAGGTTACTCGCTCTGGCGAAGGAAAAAGTGCCACGTACAATTTCGAACCGGCCTTTGATAAGGATGACGAAAAAATGCTCCCTATGAAGTGGAAAGAAAAATTCGTTTCCGCTGAAGACCTTTGTCAACCGCTTACTGAGGAAGAGATTGATAACTTAGGACTGGTTGTTTCGTAATGGTTATATTACCAGTATTTTCTGGACACGTAGAGCTCCTAGAGAGTGTTAGTGAGGTATCTGCATTCTTTTCGAGTGTAGAGGATGACTCCTTACTGATATTTGACTGGGAGACTACGGGTCTTGAATATAACGCTCTCCCATTAGGTCTTGCTCTGTACACCAAAAAGAGAAACCCAGTTTTTGTTCCTGTAGATATTTTCTTTGAGAAAGGAATACCTATGACCCCCATAAGAGATTTGTGTAACCAACATTTTAAAAGGTTACGGATGGTCGGACATAATACGAAGTTTGATGATATGATTTGCTACATGCAAGGTATCAGAGACTACGAGATCAATGCAGACACTCTTGTGATGGTTCACTTAGTCAATCCCGATTTGGAGAAACAACTTGAGAAAAGGGTTTTTCTGGATTTTGGTTTCGCGAAGAAAACTTTCTCCGAAATTTGTGGAAAGAAGTGGGACAAAATAAACTGGGCTTCTGAGGGTGACGATTTGCTTGAATTACTGGCGGGTTACGCAGGGGAAGACGCTTATTGGGAGTATCGGTTGTATGAAAAGTACTCTAAACTTATGGATGAAGATGCGTGGAGAGTTCACGACAAAATCGAAATTCCATTTGTACGAGTACTCAGAGATATGAAAATTCGTGGAGTTTTAATTGACGTAGACTTTCTCAATGAAATGGGAAAGGATGTACAAAAGAAACTTACGACCTATATAGATGATATTTACGAAGCTGCGGGTTGTGTGTTCAACATAAACTCCTCCAAACAGAAACAAGAAGTTTTCTTTGACCGTTTGAAGATGCCAGTAATATCAACTACAAAATCTGGGGGGAGAAGTACTGACGCTGCTACCATGGAAGAGTTAGCCGTACGTGGTTACCCTATAGGAACACTTATGGTTAGGTATTCTGAGTTGCAGAAATTAAATTCCGGGTATATCGTAGGTATTCCTAATTTGGTAGATAGCCAGAATGTACTTCGTGGAGATATAAATTCTTGTGGTACAAAAACTGGCAGAGTTAGTGCCTCGAATCCGAATTTGCAAAATCAACCAAATAACTACGAATTTCCAGTTAGAAAGGCTTTCATACCGAGACCAGGATATGCGTTTCTGAATTATGACTACTCACAGTTAGAGTTGCGTGTCATGGCTCACATGAGTAAGGACAAACACTTTACCGCATGTTTTAGGAATAACGAAGACCCACATGGTGACGTAGCAACTCGTTTGCATATTTCTCGAAAGGGTGCGAAAGTTGTAAACTTCGGGGTACTGTATGGAATGGGGCCCACAAAGTTAGCATACACTTTAGATATATCAGAGGCAGAGGCAAAGAAGATAATCACAGTTGACTATATGGAAACGTATGATGGTTTCGCTCGTTGGAAAGCACAAACGGAACGATATGTTGTTGCTAATGGTTATGTGAAAAATCTTTTCGGTAGAGTTCGGAGACTCCCCGATGCAACCAGAGGAACTGGGGATAAGAAAAAGTACTACGGTGCATTGAGACGTTCTGTAAATACGATTATCCAAGGAACGGGTGCCGACATGGTGAAGTTAGCCATGATTAAGGCCTACCACCAGTACAGAAGAGAGAACCTCGATGCCTATCTAATTTTGCAGGTGCATGATGAGATTTTGGTAGAGGCTTCGTTGTCTGATATGCACAGAGCAGAACAGATTCTAATTGAGTGCATGGAGCAAGTAGTGAAACTGGATGTCCCTCTTTTAGTTGATGGTAAAATAATTTTGGACTGGTCGGAAATGAAAGACGACACCGCAGTTAGCTTACCTAAGAGATTTGATTATAGTGTTTATTCATCTTTATTATAAGATTATGTTTATAAGAATTGGCCTTTCAAGAATTAAAATTTGTACCATCGGAGAGTACTCAAAAGGAACACTATCTCTACATACTCATAAGTGGTATTTAAAGATACAAGTCTCTGAGAAAGAGCGTTTGATACCGTTTGATACTGAAAAAGAATTGGACGATATGCTTTCATACCTTGATAAGGTTCTAAAAGTTCAGGAGGTAGGGTAAATGGCTAAAAAAGAAAAAGTCGTTCTGTCCTCTCTCAATGAGATGATTAATAAGTTGAACACTACCATGGGAGAGGGTATGATTCATACTGCGGAGGAAGTTCCGAACTGTTTGAAGATTAAAAGTTCCATACCGGCATATAATTATGTCAGTGATGGAGGCTTCCCAGTTGGTAGAGTTATTGAGCACTACGGAGAAAACGGATCACTGAAGAGCTATTGTGCTTATGATGCTATTGCACAGTTTCAACATTTTGACTGGGCTAATGAGGAGCAAGGAGCTTTTGAGTCATTTGAGTATGCCGGAAAAGGTTCTATTCGCGAACTTACAGGGTACACTCTACGTGCTGGATACAAACCAAAACTCGAACCAATGGCGCGAAGAGTTGCCTTGGTTGATATTGAGGCCACGTATACCCCAGATTGGGGAGATAATTTCGGTATTGATAACGCGGGATTGATATTAATCAGACCAGTGTTGCTTACTGAATGTGTGGATATAGTACAAGCGTTACTAACGGATGAGTCTATCAGTTTAATTGTTATTGATAGCTTATCAGCTGTTGGTACTGACGAGGAGGTTGGTAAATCAATGGAAGACCAACAAATGGCTTCTGGAGCGAAATTCTGGAACAAGGCATTTCGAAAATTCCAGTCTGCCATGAATGGAAACCCTACAAAACAATCGGGAATGATAGTAATTAATTCCGAGTATGTAACGGTGGGGATTTCCTATGGAGACCCAAATAAAGTTAGAAACGGAGAACAACTAAAACGTACCAAATCAATGTCGATAAGGTTCAAAGGGTTGAAAAAAATCTCTGCAAAAACTGACACTGGGGATATGATTGTTGGAAGAAACATAGTTATCGAAAACGTGAAGAACAAAGTTGGTAAAGATGGAAGGTCTGCCAATTTCTTTTACGCGTATAATGATTATGGGGCTACTGCTGCAAATAAGACTGATGTTGCCGGACAACTCGTTGACCTTGGATTGAAACAAGGACTGGTCGAGAGAAAAGGCGCATGGTATATTTACGGTGACACAAAAGTGCAGGGGATGGATTCCTTTGTTGAAACTCTTGTTGAAGAAGACTTACTGAAAGACCTGGAAGCTGACCTCAATAAGAAAAAATAATTCGTTATGAAAAAAAGAAAAACTACAGGTAGGAAAATTGATACATCAGTAAATGGAGATGCTGAGATGACTCAACCAGTTATGCGGGAGGAAGTGCTTCTCAAAGTAGACCGAACAACATGGATACTGGTTAGTAAAGCAAGGGTTGAAAAACACGGTGAACAGAAGTGTATCGAGGAGTTTAGTGAAAAACTCAATCGGGCACGGAGAGCTTCCCTCGTGTAGTTGTAATTAGAGGTAGTGGTATTTTTAGGAGTGCTGCTACTTCTTTTATTGAAAGACTATGGAAATAGGTATTCTGTCAGTTACGCTCCCTATTGAGGAGGTATTCCCAGAGGTGAATGAAAACGGTGTAGTGCTAGACCCACCCATACTATTTGACTTTTCGGACAATCGGACTGTCTTTGGTGTATTTGGTTTTAGGTACAAAGGAATGTGGTACACTACCTCTAGGGGGTGGGGAAAGTCATGGGGTTTCGGTGGACCAATTAGTGAGGACATGTGTAAATTATTCCAAGATTTACCCACGGCAATGGGGTATCATATTGGTCTATTCAAAAAATGTCTCATAGGAGACTCTTGTAATTTAGCTGAACCGGCTACTGAAAAACGGATAACAAAACGCTTTGAAAAATGGAAACAGCAATACTGATTACTGTACTGAACCAATTACCTATTGGAGTTACAGAGAATGAATGGGGAGTCTTAATAGGAGTTCCCAGTGTGTTCGAATATGAGGGGAGACAACTTCGGGTAAATCTTCGTGCGATTTTTTATCAAGGATCGTGGATAGGGGATACTTACGTAATGGGAAGAGAGTGGGGCGCTTCTGGGCCTACTATGCTTGCGTTAAGTGATAGGTTTCCGACACTGACAGATTTTATTGAGCATGAGTTTCTATATATACATAAGTCACTGGACTATCACGAACAGTCAGATGCCAAACGTAAATTAATAAAATATTATACAAAATGGAAGTCTCAATGCTTAGCCTCATTATCGGGCAACTACCCAACGGTGTCGTAGAGAATGAACATGGGGTTCTTTTAGGAGTTCCAGATGTGTTTAAATTTGAAAACAAACGATTAAGATTTACTGTCCGTGCTATCTTTCATTTAGGGTTTTGGGTAGGTAGTGTGAATGTTATGGGTAGAAATTGGGGTTATAGCGGACCGACTATGCTTGTGTACTCTGAGAAGTTCCCATCGTTACCACTATTTATTGAGAGTGAGCTTCCTTATATGTATCAACACCTTGTTGAAAACAACGAAGAGGCAACCAAACAAAGTTTTATAAAATACTACGAAAAATGGAAATCGGATCACTCATACTAACACTAAATAAGAGTACTACCACAGAGGGTATCTGTGAAAACGAACACGGAGTACTTATCGGGATACCCAAAGTATTCAGTTATTCAGAGCCAGACCTAACGATTGAACTTTACTATGGCCTATACCAAGGTGAGTGGGTAGGGTGGCATAAAATAGTTGGTAAAACTTGGGGAGTGTCCTACTGTCCGCATGTATCATGGATACTTCGCTTCGATAGTTTGGTACGAGCTACAGATTTTCAGTTACCTCTCCTCTATCATAGAGCTATGGGATTTGACTGGCCGGGACAAAAACCAGAGAAAAAAGCGTACAATAACTTCTTAGAAAAATACAACCAATGGCGAAATATGGTTATCTGAATAAGATACTCGATGGTGAACAACCATCTACTAGAGAGCGTTCTAAAAAACAAGAGAGTAAAATCGCCAGAGACCTAAAGGGTCATGCAAGTATAAACTCTGGAGCAACTTTCGGGCAAAACGATGTACTCGCTGACTTTTGTGAGGTGGAGGCTAAAACTACAAACAAGGAGTCATTTAGTTTGACCCTTGCTGATTGGAGAAAGCTCTGCAAAAAATGTGATACTGTAAAGATGCCTATCTTTGTAGTCGAATTTGAAAAAACGCAGAACAGTTTGGCTGTGTTGAAGTATGACGATTTAATATACCTTATTGATAAAGCAAACAAGGAATGAAAAAAGTAAAAAAGATAACCATTACATACGAGGATGACTCAGACATCTCTTTTGATGTAACAACTCCCGTAAATGTAACTATACAGAGAGGGGCTACTAGTAAAGTCATTAATGGGGGTGTCGTAGTAAAGGAACCCAATGGTGTCGAGGTTCTCACTATTATAGCAGCGCAACAACCTATTTTGTCTGAAATTATTAAAGAGCTAGACCCTTTTGTAAAAACCATCATAAATTAAAGATGTTGATGGACCTCCTTGAAGGAGATTTCCTACAAAAAATGTCGGAGGTTTCCCCACGTTCTGTTTCTATGATATTGACAGACCTGCCGTATGGGTGTACGAAAAATCCGTGGGACGTTCTGATACCTATGGCTCCAATGTGGGAGCAGTACAAAAGGGTTCTAAAACGTAATGGTGTCGTAGTCTTATTTGGGCAAGGAGTGTTTTCGGCAAAACTTATACTGAGCAATGAGAAGATGTATCGGTACAGTTTAGTATGGGATAAGGTACTCACTAGTGGGTTTCTCAATGCAAACAAAATGCCTTTACGCTCCCACGAAGACATCCTTGTTTTCTATGACCAATTACCCAACTACACACCACAGAAAATAAAAGGGAGGAAAAACCATGCCAGAGGAAACCAGAACAAAAACGGTTCTGGGTCAAACTATGGTAACGTAGAGATAGTGTGTAATAGTGAACACCTAGGGGATATGAAACACCCTAAGAGCATTCTGACATTTCAGAAACCTCATCCCTCAAAAAATTTGCACCCTACGGAGAAAAGTATTGAGCTCCTCGAATTTCTTATAAGGAGTTATACTACTGAAGGAGACGTAGTGCTTGACAGTTGTATGGGTTCTGGCTCTGCTGGTGTTGCTTGTGTCAGTACGAATAGACACTTTATTGGTATTGAAAAGAACCACGAACAATTTGAAGCTACCTATCAGAGGCTTATAGGACCACAAAAAACTGATTTGGAACTTTCAATTTATTCTTGTATATTTATAGTATGAAAAAATCGAAATTCACCCTTAAACGAATAGTTGATGGGTATGAACTGAGACATCAACAAAGGGGAGGGTACAAAATTACAGAGTATTCTCACTTGGAAAATAACACTGGCAGTAAAAAACGAACTATCGAAAAGGACTTGGATTTGTCCACTGCCGAAGCGCGCATGTATGTATTAGAAACTAAATTAGATAATAACAAAAACCCCCAAAAAAATGGCTGAACATTATTTCTTCAAAACAATGTCCGAAAAAGGACGTAACAGATTACGCCCATTATCCGGGCAATCATTGGATGGCGTTGCACTAGATCAAACATTCAATGTTTCCTCAGTAAAAGATTTACGAACACTTTACCCACTGGGTACAATTTTTGGTAGTGTCGGTATTACACAAAGAGCAGGCTTCTATGAAGTTGGTGACGTATGGCCGTTGAGTATACCAGACGGTGAGTTGAAAGACAGAAAACACATGGCTCCTCCCGATATGAAGAATGCCTATAGTAGATTCATTGGCGCTACAACTGACTTCTCTGATATTACTCCCGGCGAGGAGAGGGAGGTTACTTCAAAGCCCCCACGAAAAACATTGCTTGACAAAATGAAAGCAAACGAGGACTTCAAAGCTCCCTCAATAAAAGGAGATGGTTTCCACGTTGACACAGACAACTGGTATTTACTTTTGCGGAATATCAAAAATCAAGTGAACACTTTACTAATAGGTCCTACTGGTTCTGGAAAAACAGAGTTGGTTATCTTGGCGTGTAAAAAACTGGGTGTTCCTTGCTCGGTGTATGACATGGGTTCTATGTACGACCCAGTTTCTGGGCTTCTTGGAGTTCACCGATTACAAAAAGGTGGGGAGTCTATTTTCGACTATGCAAAGTTCACAGAGGACATCTCAAAACCTGGAGTTGTGCTATTGGACGAGTTGAGTAGAGCACCAGTAACTACAAACAATATTTTATTCCCTTGTTTGGATTCACGGAGAAAACTTCCAGTAGAAATCGCCGGAGGAGAAGACGCCAGAGAAATATTTGTACACCCAGACTGTTGTTTTATCGCTACAGCGAATGTGGGTTCTGAGTACACCGGCACTATGAGTATGGACAAGGCTTTGGTGAACAGATTTTTCCCGATTGAACTTTCCTACCTACCAGAAAATATCGAGCAACAAATCCTAATGAACAGATGCTCCGTTGACAGTGGAACTGCAAAACTAATCACAAAGGTTTCTGCTTCTATCCGTAACTTATACAACCTACAAGAAATCGCAAGCAGCATCTCCACTCGTGAGACAATCATGGCATGTGAGCTAATTTCCGATGGTTGGTCTACACAGAGAGCAATGGAGTTGATTTTCCTACCTTTGTTTGAAGGAACAAAAGTTGAGGGGGAACGTTCTATAGTAAACAAACTTTTAATGAGCCGATAATGGAAGCCAAAAAAGCTATTGACAAATCTCGGAAACTTACGGATGTAGACATTGACGCTTTAATGGACGATTGGTTCACAAGAGATGGTGATACGTTTACAAAAATCCGTAAGGATGGACGACTCGGTTGGGAAGAAACACTGAAAGAGGGAGAGGCGTACTCTTCGTACTTTCTTGAAGCCCCCACACAAAAAGATTTAGTTCGTAGAGCTTACCCACTTGCAAAGGATATGATTATTGCCATGGAACCTCCTAAGAGGGTAACGGTAAAACTCGTAAACGGAGAAGAGTCCTCTCGTACTGATGGAGCTTTCGTTCATGTATCTACAAAAGTTTTTGATGACGGAGACTTTTCTGTTGGAGAAAAACTTGATGTGTTTATTGGTACAACTGTGCATGAGGGATGCCACCTACTATACACGGACTTCAATGTCCTACAAGCTGCTAAGTTGAAGAGTGTAATATTTCAGTTGTTCAACGTTCTGGAGGATGAAAGAATAGAACAAGTTCTCGGAGACACAAAACCGGGTTTCGCTCGGTACTTGGAGAAATCAAAATATTACTACTTTGACCAGTTCTACTTAGATTTCATTGCAAAACGTGAGGATAAGATGAACTTGTTCGAGAAATTGTTCTCCATATTTCTACGTATCATAAGATACCCAACGTATTTGAAAGAAGAAGACATACTGTTTTTCGGACATCATTTACTTGCTGTGAAAGAAGCTGTGATACCTTACCCCACTAATACTATACAGACGGTCGCAGTTGCCGAGGAGGTTTTTGAAATATTCAAAGAGTTCTATATTGAGGAAGCTGAGAAAGAAAAACGTGAACGTCTCAAGGAGGAAAAGAAAAAGGAGAAAGGTGAGTCTGGTTCTGGAAGTGGCGGAACGTCCGACTCCGCTGAGGGGGAGGATGGTGACGATGAAGATGATGACTCTGAAAAATCCGAAGAGGAAAAAGAAGCAGAAGAAAAGAAGAGCGGTAAACTCACGGAAGATGAAGTAAAGAAAGCAATGGACTCCCTCTCGTCTGACGCTAAAGAGATACTGAAAAAATTCGCTGAGGAAGTTTCTGGAGCTACTGAAAAATCCGACAAACTTTCTAGTAAGGATACCGCGGGAGTTATTGCTGCTGATGGTGTCTTTGCCAGAGAGGTAGAAGGAACTATCGAAGTGGGCAAGGATCACAATACTTTCTTTACAAAATCTGGAGAAAATCCATCTGGATATAGGACTTCATTGAAAAAAGTTATTAGATTTGTACCTGCTATTTCCAAAGTAATAAAAGGACACTGCAAAGAGTACAAACTTATTCATAGGTCAATGCGTAGTGGTGCAATGGATACTACTAAATTAGCTGAAGCCTTTCAAGGAGTTCCCACAGTTTACATGCGGGAGGGTGAAGTTCGCACCGACCGAGTAGCTGTAGGAGTACTTGTGGATGAGTCAGGGTCAATGAGTGGCCCGAGAATATCCGCTGCCAGAGATGTTGCTGTTCTTATCAACGAAGCAATTGGGAGTGTCCCACAAGTAGACTTGTTTATCTATGGGCATACTGCTGATGACATTCGCTCTGGAGCTACTGAAATAATGATATACAGAGAGAAAAATCACCAACCAAGGTATGCTCTTGGTCAAGTGAGTGCCAAACACGAAAACAGAGATGGTGTGGCTATCTACGAAACTGCATTGCGGATACGAAAGTTTACCAAAGAGCAAGTACTGTTATTCGTTATATCCGATGGAGCTCCATCAGCGCATGGTTACAGAAGTGCTGTGGAGCACGTAAGAAAATCGGTAGAGAGAACTGAACAGTTAGGATTCACAGTAGTGCAGGTGTGTATTAATCACTCCTACGACCCGAAGACTATGTTCAAACATTTTGTAATCTTAGAGGATATGTCCCGACTGGCTTTTGAACTTGGAAAAGTAATCAAGAAAGCTACTCTAAAAGCTGCGAAAGTAAGAGTATCATAATTTGGAATATCTCGGATCGGGATTTTCTAAAAACCGGGGGAGGGTTCTGTGGGGGTTCCCTCTCCTAAAATAAAACATACGCAGAGTAGATTGGATAACTGCTAATTCTATAGATGATTTCCAAATGGTTATTATTGTGATGGTGGGATTGAGTAAGTGTTAGGTATCTAGTGCGTGTGAATGGCCGAGTAGCTCAGTTGGTAGAGAGTTACTACAAGATTACACCCATCGTGGTGGTTGAGTAGTAAAGGGCGGGGGTTCGAGTCCCTCCTTGGCTGCATACTAAAACAAGAATTAAATGTCAAAATCAATGCTCGGAAGAGTTATCCGTAAAGGAAAAGAAGCGGAAGACACTTCCACCCCGAAAACACTATCTATAGTGGACGCAGTAGACAATGCTTGTGCTGGAGGAGTGACTGCCGTAGGGGCGTTTTCTCTAACTGGAATGAAACGTACTACGAAAGAGATTGTAAAACATCTGGATGATTTTAATCGTGAGGCTTTTTTCGTGGAGATGTTCAAACTGTACAATCTTGCAATGGCACCAGATGTCCGGGCTAAAAATGTTTTTCACCCATCGTCACTACTGGAGGATTGTCCAAGAAAACTTACGTACGATTTATTGAAGACACCTCCCTCTGATATTACGTATAGAGGAGTTACGGGTGGTCTGCAAAGAATATTTGATGTGGGTACTTGGTATCACTTGTATCTGCAGAACATCTTGTATAAAATTGGGCTACTTGAAAACTCGGAAGTTCCAGTGGTAAACAAAGACCGGTTTATAAATGGTAAAGCGGATGGGTTGTTTAAGTTTGAGGTGTTTGGTGCTAAAACTGTGCTTGAGATAAAATCCATGAATAGTTTCATGTATTCAAAGGCTATTTTCCGACCGTTCAAAAAACACGAGGCACAAGCCTCTCTTTATGCAAAAGAACTCGGTGCTACAATGGTGCTGTATTTGTACATTAATAAGGATACCTCCGAAATGAAAGAGTTTCTTATGCCGCTACATGAAGAAATGCTGGGGCAGCAATATACAAAAATCGACAAGGTTGTGGAGCATGTGAAAGCAAAAACGCTCCCTCCAAGAACTTGTGCAGATAAAGTGTGTGACAAAGCACTCGCTTGCCCATTCAGAACATTGTGTTTTAAATAGGAGTTATGCTTGCCAAAGAGTTTTATGGTAATGTTTCCTCTATGAGGTTACTTACCACTTGTGGGAGTTCCTCTGCGGAGAACAACGAACGGATGTATAATAAAACGGTAAAGGCTGACTGGAGGAAAGTCAGAAAGCTACTACGGAAACACTGCCCAGAGTATTTGTGGCTGATGTGGCGTAACCCATACAGATTCCACACTGTTCGTAAAGAGAAAATGATAATAGTTGTTCACTCAGCGATTGATTACTTTTTTATACTTAATGATAATGGAGAAAACGAAATTTTTGATTGACCGTGCGAGTGGCACTACTGTATGGGTAGACGTCACTAATGGTATTGTGGAAAACGTCTACGGAGATGGTAAGCTCACCGAAAAAATGACAGAGGAGTACAAGGGTAAACACATTACACACTTGAAGAAAGACTTCGAGGAAAAAATGTCTATCACTTATACTTCTGTAAAACCTTTGGAGGTAGTAGGTGTTCTGCAAAAAATGAGTTTGTGTAAAAGCAATATTCGAGTAATAAAAACAGCCATGGAACATCCCAACTGTCTACGTTCTGAGGCGTCTGAGTCTCTACGTGTACAGCAAGAGTTACTGGAACGTTTATTGGACGACGTGCAAACGGCGGTTGACAAAATTGAAAAACACCATGGCTATTTATGGCCATATAATCGTGAACATTATGCCCGAAAAGACAGCTAAGGTGAAAGACACCAAGAAAAAACCTCAAGACCCTCTTGAAAAATTCAGAGAGGTATTTGGTGAGGTAAAAACTCCCGCGGGAGGGTTACCAATGATGTCTACCAAAATATCTGGGGAGTCCTCGGATACTCTTGGCAACATGATTTCTCGGTATTCCGCATGGAGAGAATTTACAGAAGACAGACATGCTGAGGCGTGTGCTGTGTATGCACAGGTAAAATCGGAGTATGATTTCGCTTGTGATAAAGCAATGCTTAATGCCAGAGAGGGTACTGTTACTGAAAAGAAAGCAGAGGCCAAGACCGGTAATATTGTTGCTCCCCTTGCAAAGAAAGTTTTGGAAGCGTCTATCTACATGGATTTGCTTGCCCGAAAATTGGATTCATTTAGTAATGTACTTTCCATGCTGAGCAGAGAGCTTACACGGAGGGGAGTAATGAACGCGTAGTATGAAAGATGTAACTTGGGAAGAAAAAATCCAAATAGCCCAGTGGGGAAACTCTGGCACTGACGAGGGGCAAGCTGCCATTCGGAATTTTATCATTGAACGTATAGAGGACTTAGATGTCCAAACCACGTCAATGTTACTAAACAGTGTTGAGATTACCCCAAAGGCTTTTTTGGAAAATCCCGAAGCGTACTTGAAACTTCAAGAAAAGTATATCTCTTTCGGAGATGACAAATTCGGGGCCAGTGAGTATATAAGAGTGAATGTGTACTTAACTACTCTGAAAGACGCGTATGAGAATGGACGACTAATAATAGAATAACATGAAAAATAGATTACTCTTTATCTGCATTCTCCTAATTGGAGTTTCAGTACATGTGGACTCCCAGGTATTCACACGAAAAATAAAAGCTGTGTCTGTAAATTTCGGTTCGGGGTGGTCTAGGCAGAGTCCATGTTTCGTGGATGTGGTGTTTAATACGGATCACCAGACAATCACACTTAATGCGGAAATAAAAGCCGTGTTCACTGTGGTCTGCTCTAAGGAAACAGTGGGGAAACATGCTGCTATCCTCCGTGGTATTCTACGAGATAACACCCACAGAGAAATAAAATTTGAAATAATAACCTACCGAGACAACTCTGGAGACCTAATAATGGACTACGGAGATGTGCAGGTAAAGTATAAAGTTTACCCAAAGATATGATAACGCCAACACTACAAGAGTTGATGGACGAAATAGGAAAGTGGTCATCAGAACAATTCAAAGGACAGACCGCTGTTTCTAAATTACATCATTTGAAAAAAGAAGTCCCAGAGCTTATTGAAGCTATTGAGATTAATGAGAAGACCCCATTCAAGGATGGTAGAAAGAATATTTTGTTTGAGTTTGCGGACAACCTTATGTTACTACTGGACGCTGCCAACAAACAGAATATAACTGCGGATACCCTCATTTCGTTCACCGTGGAGAAACTCGCAATCAATAAAAAACGTGAGTGGCACGCACCAGATGAAAATGGTGTCTACCTCCACGTAAAAAAGGGGCTCCCCGAGGGGGACAAACTCCCAGACCCTATTGAGGAAACTTACCCAGTGGGTCTTACGTTGCTACCCAAAGTAGCAGGAGGGATACAGAGTTGTTTCATTGTTGAGGTAGAAACTGTTCCCCCCAACCATGCAGAAAGTTTTTGGCATTGCCTTACCGCTCCAGAGGATATTACTAAGGAGACTCTTCTCAGTATGCACAGACAGTATGTTCGAAAAGTTCGGATACACGTAGTACCAGTTATTATGGAGCAAAGAGACATTCTCGTAGAATTGTCCGTTACTGAACTGATAGACGATATAAACACTTTTGACAGATGGTATGCCAACAAGGAAGCTTAATAATGCAGTTGGCAAGAAGGAGAGAGTTCCCAAAAATCTTTTGCGGAAGAATAATGTCCTAGTAACGAAGCCAACCAGTAAGTCTACATGGAAAGGGTTCGAACGATTGGTAGCTACTTTCTTTGGGAGTAAGCGAGTTCCTTTGTCAGGTAGTAACAGTGGGCACGACACAAATAGTGACACGCTACACCCGAAACTGTACATAGAGTGTAAGGTACGTGATAGGTTTGCGTTGTGGAGTTTATTCAAAGACACCGAGGACAAAGCTACTCGGGAGAAAAAAACTCCTATTGTCGCTATCAAACAAAAGGGTGAAAAAGGGTATCTTATCCTTATTCGTCCAGAAGACTTAGAAAAAGTTTACAAAATTAGGCAGGAAAGTATTGTTATTAAAGAATAACCACTATATTTGCACTGTTCAAATTGTTACTACTCTTGGGACTCAATACAAACCACATGGACGGCGAAGTAAAAGAACCCAAAGTACTAAGATGTAAATCTTCCACAGACGCAACAAAACTGGCCGGAAGCATCAATTCACTGCACCAAGAAGACCTATCCGTACCAATAGTGATACGAGTAATTGGAGCAGGAGCGTTAAATCAAGCTGTAAAAGCTGCCATAATTAGCAACAAGTTTTTTGCCCGAAAGGGTATCTCTGTTGCTTTACAACCATCCTTTCAAGACGCTGAGGGGGAGATGACAGCAATAGAGCTAAAAATTTTGTTCATCCGTAGCTAATTTCTTTCGAAATTCTTTGGTAGAACAAAAAAGATTCCTACATTTGCATCGGCGGTTCAACAGCTAATCGCCAGAAATAAAATAATACGCTGCAGACAAATAAATTACTTACCACCATGGCAAAGAAATTGACAACTAAAGCCCCAGTAAAAAAAGCACCTGCGAAAGCTGCTGCTAAGAAAACTGCTCCTGCAAAAGGAGGTAAAGGTAAGGCTGCTGCTGCTGGCTCAAAAAGCTAAGAAAACAGTCTTGATTATTTTGATTTCAAAAAGCTCCCCTCAAAAGGAGCTTTTGTTCTTTAATATAGATTATTATGGAAAAAAGTGTTTTATTATTTTCGGGGGGCTTTGACTCCCTATTACAAGAATATCAGATTCATCCACACGTTCTACTCTACGTAGATATGAAAACGTCCTACTCCGAAAGGGAACTGGACGCGTTACGAAAACTTCCGAAGTCTTACCAAGATCGGCTAATCATTATTGAGTTTCCATTGGGAGCGTATGAACGTGAAAGTAAATACTTACCATACAGAAACCTTATCCTAGCTACGCTTGCCATGCAATATGGGCAACACGTTTATTTTGGGTTCAACGCTTCTGATGATGCCCCAGATAAGGATGACAAGTTCCTAAAGAAAACTACCTCACTGTTTAAGCATTTGAATAAGAATTGCATTCCCGACATGGGTTGGGACAATGAACGGTTCAGTTTCTCTGCACCATTCAAGGAAATGACAAAATCGGCAATGGTGCGGGCTAACTTGCAAGATGGAATGACTCCCGAATTTATACAGGGTATCCGTACGTGTTATGACTCAGAGAGTGAAAAGGGTTGCGGAAAATGCCGACCATGCCTTAATAAGGCGGTTGCTCTAATAAATAATAGTATCTTTGCTCCAGAATTGTTTGATACTCCTATTACTGTGGAAAGTATCAGTACTTTGTACAAGGAGGTAAAGGAACGCATAGAGGATGGCGACAACTTACCAATAAACTACGTAAATGAGGTCAAAAGAGCACGAAAACTTCTACGACAAAAAGAAAAATAAATCGGTACTGTTTTTTTCAGCCTCCTCAGTAGGTGACACGAAACAACTGGTAGATTTTGGGATACGAGAAATTCTTGTGTCCTATTTCTATATAAAGAAGGGGCCTGCGTACTACGATGATTTGCTCCCGATACTACAGAAAGAGGGAGGTTTATTTATGACTGACTCTGGAGGGTTCTCATTCATGGGTTCGGAGATAACTGATGAAATGACAAAAGAGTCCTACTGGATTTCTTACCTTGAGGAGTATGTTGAGTGGTTGAAGAAGCATAGTAAGTATATTTTTGTTGCTGCGAACTTAGACCTAGACAAAGTTGTTGGTAGAGATGTGGTACGAAAGTGGAACAAAAAATATTTTGAACCACTGGAGAAAGAGATGAACATTGTGTACGTTGCACATGAGGATGAAGAAATGGGAGACCCCCACGGTATACAACACTTTACCGAGTATTGCGCTCGGTATAAGTACGTAGGAATAAACCAGAGCCAGAAGAAATTCGCTCACCGATTTTACACCATTGCTAGGTTATACGGTTGCAGAGTGCATGGTTTCGCTTGGACAGAGTTGAGTATCTGCAAAAGGTACCCTTTTTTCAGTAGTGATAGCTCTGTTTCTGGAGACAGTACCGTTACTGTGCGAAATGGGAATACTGGGGAATATCTGAACACCTCCATCGAAGAGCTGTTTAATATGTTTGGGTGCAAACGGACTACTCCAACTGAGCTCTACGCTGAAAGTACTGGGTGGCAAACTCTAACGGTAAACGAGAATAATCGAGTCGTGTGGGAGGATATGTCGGCAGTAGTGCAACACAAAGTAACAAAAAGGATGCTCCGACTTCACATAGAGGGAGGAAACCACATTGATGTTACTGAAGACCACTCCATTATACAAATGGAAAAGGATGGTTCTCTTTCTGAAAAGAAGACATCTGAGCTACTCTCTGGGGATTACGTCCTTATTCCAAAGAGACTCCCGTTTAGAAAAACGGAGGAAGATATTTCCGATTTACTATTGGAGTTTTTTGGTCTGTGGATTGGTGATGGTCACCATAGTGGAAAGTATAGGGTTGGTATTTCTTGCTGGCACAACTTAGAGACTCGAAATCTCGTTACCAGAGTGGCTGAGCTATTTGGGGCTAAAGTTACTCTAAGTAAAAATGGGTTTGACTGTTCAATGAGTAATGTACGACTACGAGGTCTCATGGAAGAGCTGGGAGTTGTAGGTAAGTCACATACTAAGAGAGTACCAGGATTTGTATTTGGTCTTTCAGAAAGACAAGTAGGCGTTTTCTTACGAGGGTATTTTTCAGCTGATGGTACTGGTGAGGGTTTGGGATGTAGCACAGTATCTGAGAATTTGAAAAATGATTTGGTACTGTTACTAAACGGCATGTGTATTCAGACTACAGTGAGTTATCATTCAAGTGGAACTTTCGAGATGAACGGTAACACCTATAATAAAAAAGAAGCGTGGGCTATCACTATAAGAGACCACAATAGCAAAAAGAGGTTCCTTGACAAAGTAGATTTTTGCGTTGCCCATAAACATAACTCACTGTATTTAGATGTAGTAGGGGGTTACGGTAAGGGACAACAGTGGAGCAAGAAACTAGGAGTACCAGTAAGTCTTTCCCTAACTGGTAGGGTAAAGTTTAAACGAGATTCCCCACTTATAAGTAACCTAAAGATTACACAGAAAAGAGTACTCCGAGACCGTAATGCTGACCACTTTAATAGTAAGGTGTTAAACAATGACTTGATGTATCTGATGATTAAGAGCATTGAGGAGTTACCCCTTGTGGAGAGAGTAGTCTACGACTTAGAAGTTCCGGGCTTTGAAAAGTTCATTGCCAATGGAGTAGTCGTTCACAATACAACATGGCTAGGAGGTGTTCGTTATGGTACTACGTATGACTATGATGGGAAAAACTTCAAGGCAATTGACTACAAAAAGAAATACCGAAGACGTGCTAAAAGTGTGAAGTACAAAGAAGCGGGTATCGACTACGAGGGAGTAAAAGTCGAAAACCGTATTGAGATAAACAAAATGAATTTACTCGGTTGGATGGGATTCCGTAAGGAGTTCCTAAAAATGGCAAATCTAAAACTCACCAATAAGATAGTTTACTATTATGAAAGAAAGCGTTGATGAAAGAATAAAAATCGTAAAGGGTACTGACGACCTAGAGGTACTGAAAGAACACTTGTGCCCCTTTTTCCAATTGGGGAGTTATCCCGCTTGTATGGCTTGCCGACAATCTGAAGACACAGTACAAGAATGCCAGGAGTATTACCTAAGTAGAATAAGTATTGTTCCCATGGACATTTGGTCTGAGGAGTTTGACCGATTCATTGTTCAAGAGAGGAATAAAATTCCTATGAAGGAAGTCGCGGGAATTGGGATAAATTGTGATTCATGCTACATGTCGGACAAATGCCCGATGCACAAACCGGGTTTTATCTGCGCTATTGATTGGGAGGGTGACGTACCTAGTACTCCAGAGGGGTTCTACGGATTCTTAGTTGACCTACAATTTGAGCGTGTGAAGAGAGCTTCGGTGTTTGAAAAAATTGATGGAGGAGTTCCCGATGCGGGACTATCTGGAGAAATGGATCGTCTTAGTGGTTTAGTCGCTGCTAAGATGGACGTCGGTAGAGAAAAACTTTCTATCAGTGTAGAGACCTCTACTCCGGGTTCTGGAGGAGGAATACTTGCACAACTTTTTGGGGCAAAACCCGCACCGACACCTATAGAGATGCCTAAAGAAACTCTCGCTATTGAAGAGTCAGTAGTTGTTGAGAGTACTCCGAAAGAAAGAGAACCACGTAAACGTAAAACAAAATAGTATGGGAGCTAAACATCCCGCTAAATTTTCGGAGGTTTTACTTCCCTTACTTTATGAAGAGCTACGATTATTCCCCTCTGTGCTAGACCCATTCGGAGGTGTTGGTAAACTTGCCAAAATAAAAGAGCTTGGGTATAAAGGAACTGTAACATGCAATGAGCTTGAAAAGGAGTGGGTTGAGGCGTCTGAGTATGCAGTTGATGACTGGCATATTGGTGATGCTGCGAAGATGGCGTGGGCAATAGACCACCAGTTTTCCGCAGTCTGCACCTCCCCAACCTACGGTAATAGAATGGCTGACCATCACAACGCCAAAGATGGTAGTAGGAGGATAACCTATCGACATTATCTTGGCAGACCTCTAACAGAGGGAAACACGGGAAAAATGCAGTGGGGAAAGGAGTATCGACAGAAGCATATTCAAATATACCATGAGATAATCAGAGTTCTATCGTATGATGGGGTGCTGCTTGTAAATGTGTCAAATCATATTAGAGGGGGGGTGGTTATTGATGTGGTATCATGGCATACCTCACAATTGATTGGTTTCGGTATGACCTTAGTAAAAGACATCCTCGTGGAGACTCCCAGAATGCGGTATGGTAAAAACGGAGAACAACGATGCTTACAAGAGTATATTCTCGTTTTCAGAAATACCTCTTATGTTAGTAGAATTATAATTTAATAAGAATAGTATGGACAAAAGAGACAACGCGCTACTTCCCTCACTGGTAGGTAGCCACATTGAGTATCGTCAAAAAGGAGAGGTCCTCGTTACCGATGTAACCTCTACAAGGAATAGTATTGCGAAAGATATTGAACTTGCCGGAGAAGTAAAGAGTTTATCCTCTATAATGTTATTGGGGGAAATGGTAGCCTACCATAAAAAACAATCCTACTATGTAGCTGTTAGAAGCAGTATAGTTCTTGGCAGAGTTCGCACAGTGGTGGTCGATTACCTAGAGGGGGAAATTTCTGACCGACTAAAACGAATACTCAAAGAATTAAAACCTACCTATGGGAGAGCAACCAACCCAGTAGAACGTAAAGTAAAGGTGAAAGCGTTGCAGTATATCATAAAAGGAAATCCGAAACTATTTACGGATGAAGTAAAAGCAGTACTAACCAAGGACGAGCAAATCGCTTGTGCCAGATAAATTAATTCATTATGACGTATAAGATAAACACTATCTACCCCGCTTTCATGGGAGAGGTAAACAAGTATGGAATTGGTGCTAAGTGTACCTTTTTGCGGTTCAATGGTTGCAACATGAGGTGCTACCTACAAACAAAAGGTATTCTGTGTGATACACCAGAGGCTTTAGTAGTTGGAGAGGGGTACATAATGACTACCGATGAAATTGTGGAAAGATTACACTCTTTGGGTAACCGTATAGTTTGCCTAACTGGTGGGGAACCATTACTACAAAAACCCACAGAACTTTTGCAACGATTGTCTGATGAGGGTTTTTATGTAGTCGTAGAAACTAATGGTAGCCAGAACGTCCTACCTTACGCGGATATGGAGAACGTCTCTTTTGTTGTTGATTACAAATCAAAAAGCTCTGGAGAGGGAGACTCTTTCCGTTCTACACATACTGGAATTTTGGGCACTGGTGATTTTATTAAGTTTGTTGTTGACGATTTGGCAGATTACAACGAGATGAAAGAGTTTGTTGGTGAACATGGGTCTTCTATACAAGCTGTTATCGCTGTAGGATTATTTTGGGGGTCGAAAATTGGTTACCAAGAGCTGATGGATTGGTGTACTCGAGATAAACTAAATGTGACAATAAACATGCAGACACACAAGATGGCTGTGATGTATGACAACTACAGAGAGGACGTTCAAAAATTAGTTATCCCAAAAGAGTTGTAGAATAAAAATTTATAGTATCTTTGGGGCGAACAACTTTTCAAAGAAGCATTAAGTAATTAATCTTTTAAAACAAAACTAAGATGGCTTTAATAACCGGCTTAATCATTTTGAATGGCAGTGACAAAACTCGCCATTATACGGTTGCTATGGGAACTGGTGCACCGACAGATGTGCTTGACCCTCTTGTAGCAGATGTAAAGAAATATCCTATCGGCTCTCAGTACACCAATCTTGATGGACATTTGTACGTTCGGGTTGCTGCTGCGGGTTTAGTGGCGGATTGGAAACTTATTGGACCTGCCATCGTGTAAGTTAGATAAGTATTTGTAACATTAAAGAGGCATTCATAAAATATGGGTGCCTTTTTTCGTGTTTGGAACTTTCAAAAGTTTTCACTATATTTATAGTATTAAAATTGAAAAAACCAATGATAGAGCTGCCTATACTAGTAAGTCTCATGGAGCAGACTTACCTCCGCATTCTCGTACGTAGTAAGAGTTACCAAAGCTTTGAAAAAAGTGAATGGTTACTGGGAGTCAGTCAAGATACCCTTGATGGAGAAATACTGCTGACCACTACAAATGTAGTCAGAGACGTGCTCAACTTGTACGTGGGTTTTGTTGGAGAAACTTCTGACCGATTACACATACAAGATTTTGAGGATGATGGTTCATGCGTTGCATGGAATAGCTCCTCCCTCTATAAACTCAAAAAACTGGTTGAGGGTGCTGCGTATACGGAAGAAGTGCTGGAGGTGTTCCCTCCGTTTGACATTAAGATAATCACAATACATTTATAATTACTACCATGGACAAAACCTCCGCAGAACGTCTTGTAGACAACAGAATTAATCAATTGGTAATGGGTGACTCCGAGTACCAAGAGTTGACCAAACGGTATAACACCTTAGTAAAAGCCCAAAAGTTTGTACAGAGTGGAAACGTCCTCCAACAAATGCGGGAACGCTACTCCGTAATTTCTAAAACGGTTAGAGAGTCTATCGTTGAAGAGCAAGTACAAATAAAGGACATGATGAAAGACATGCCGAAAGAGTCAGTGAACGATTTAGTTTTATGGACAAACTCTATCGTGGTTATGTCTGACTGGATTGAACTGCTCACTATGCGGATCAATGAAGTTGTTTCCGAAAAAGACCCATCTGCCCGAGTGGAGATGTTTGACAAGATTATTGCTGTTGGTAAAGAGGCAAAAAATCACGTTGACTTTATGGGGGAAACTACCTCCATGGCTTTTAGAACTGACTTTGCTGATAACAGTGACATTATGTTAGAGAAATTTTTGGAAGACGTAAGTAACTTTTTAAAGAGCACAGTATGAACAAAGCAGAAGCAGAAAAATGGTTGCAAGAACACCCAGGTAACTTCGTACTTCACGAGGACAAAGTGGTCACTTTTACCTTTGAGCTACAAGAGTCTGTCACAACTTATATGCCTATAGTTTTCGTAACGGGCAAGTTTTTCCATACAAAATTTAATAACGGAGTAGCCAGTGTTGACTATTCATCACCAGTAGAACCATGAAAGAAGTGATAGTACTTTTAGAGAAAGCTGCCCGACTATTGCAGGCTGCGAATTTCTCTCACCAAATGATTACTGACAAAGCAGCACAGTGGGATGCTGATAAAACCTCTCTACTCTCACTTATACCAGAGTCCGTAAGGAGTGCTAAACAAAAGTTCCCTGTCAGCGTTATTAGTAGAGACGACCTGGAGGAAGCCGGTATCGACTCTCGGAGAGTTGATGACTTCCACATGGAGGTACTTGCTAAAAAAATGGGAGAGGACTACTGGAGTCAGTTGGGCAGTCTACACCTACCTATGATTGCAGAAATTATTGAGCTCCCCTTTAAAAATAATCGTGTCATTAACGGGCACATAAACTGGAACAAATGGGGAAGAGAAACTCAAGATTCATAAAGCTACTTCGGTATTGCCGAAGAACATTCTATGAATACCCGAAAGGGAAGAAGTGTGCTACTTGGCTAATTAATAGCGATGAAGTGATATTCCCATGGAGTGTCCTAAAGGCTATGGATATTTGCTCAACAAGAAACAGAAGAAACCATTCAAGATATGCCAAAAGTAATAGAAGTAAATAATTGTAGAGAGTGTCCGTTGCTCAGTAACGCACAAGCGATACTTGAGGGAAACGTTCTCTACGCTTGCATTAGAGAGAGCCCAAGTCGTCTTATAAAGTGTGGCCCGGAGACTCTACCAGAAATCCCATCACCAGATTGGTGCAGTTTACCAGAGAAAACAGAAAGTGTGTACATAATTAGTTAGACTATATGAAAATAGTAGTAGTTGATATTGATGGCACCATTGCCAAACCGGGTAAGCGGTTAGAACACTTACAAAAATCCCCAAAGGATTGGGATGCGTTCTATGCTGATTGTTTTGAGGACGAACCGATACCCCCAATGGTAGAAGCAGTGAGAATGCTATCCCACCATTACAAAATAATATTCTGTACTGGGAGACGTGAAAGTGTCCGAGGGGAAACCTCCAAGTGGCTTGCGAAGTATTTACCCGAGTTTCAGTTTAAGACAACTGGGTATACTATTCTTATGCGACCAAACGGGGACAGAAGACACGACACCATTACTAAACCAGAGGTTCTCCATGCGTGGCTCGACAAGGACTGGCATAACTTCTCTGTTGACGATGTAGCCTTTGTATTGGAGGACAGAAATAGTATGGTTTCTAAGTGGAGGGAAATGGGTCTGACTTGCTTGCAAGTTGCCGAAGGAGATTTTTAGTATAAAGTTTTGCGGTTCGAGAGGAATGTGCTATTTTTACGCAAAATTAAATATATGGAAGTTACTATAAGGGAAACAGTTTACGTATCAAATGGAGTAAATGAGTACATAGTTAGGCAGGATACTAGTGGCGTTGAACGAGGACAAGTAGTGTTCTTTTACGATGCAACAAAAACGGTAGCTATCGGTTTCAATAAAGACTTTTGCGTGGAGCAACAAAGTATGTTCCGAGTGAAGAGAGTTATTACTGACCGAGAAGTTTCTGTAAAACAAGTTATCCGACTGATTGACAACTTTACACCAGAGATGCTTACCCACCCAGAGGGACTACGATATTTAAAAGAACAAATAACATCCCTCTAATATGCTTGATAGAACCAAAACAGACTTAGCACTAGGAAGACTGGTGAATGAAATGCTCCTTGAAAAAGGAATAGAAACACCCATGGTAAACTTTACAGAGTATTCAAATGACGAAGCAGACGACCAGTTGGCTGTTATTGAAAAGTCATTCGGAACTATCATGGACGTGCTACACCTTGACAGAACTGACGACTCCTTGAGGGAAACCCCCAGAAGAGTGGCCAAAATGTTTATGTATGAAATTTTCGGAGGTCTTGACTACGTGAACTTCCCAAAAATTACCACCATTGGAAACAAAATGAACTATGACAGTATGCTGTTGGAGAGACATATTCGGGTAACCTCTATATGTGAGCATCACTTTGTACCCATAGTTGGAGAAGCATTTGTAGCCTACATCCCTCGTGAAAAAGTTATTGGGCTTTCAAAAATAAATCGGATAGTTGAGTTTTTCTGCCGTAGACCACAAGTGCAAGAGCGCCTTACTGAACAGATACACGCTGCGTTATGCTTTATCCTTGACACGGAAAATGTGGCGGTAGTTCTCAAAGCACAACATTTGTGTGTACAACTACGTGGGGTTGAGGACATGCAAAGTGACACAATTACCTCCAGACTTGGGGGAGTTTTCTTTAAAGGAGAATTAAGAAACGAGTTTTTACAATCAATCAATTTATAAGATGTACGTGCTAGTCCAAGGGGTCTATGTTGACCCAAAGATATTTAAGACCAAATTCGCTTGCGACTACGACAAATGCGGAGGAGTATGCTGTTGGCATGAGTGTGACTCAGTGTTAGGTGGAGAGCTGCAGTTTTCTGAAGCTATCGAACTACGGAGGAAAAAAGTGCGGATCAACCGATTTGTTCCCGAGGCACTAAAGGAGGCACACCGAACATTGGGGTTGACAAAAATGGAGGATATTTATTACACACCTATCTTAACAGGAAGATGTGTATACTCCGACTCTAAGAATAAGACTTGCTGCTTAAAAACAGCCCATGCTGCGGGAGTAGTATCATTTGGGATTC